AATTAGTTCAATTCACTTTAGCTTAAAGGAGGTAACCAATGGCTTGTAATCTAACACAAGGATTTACACTTGACTGCAAGGATGCCGTTGGTGGAATCAAGAGCATTCATTTAATCGACTGGGCTTCTACCGGGTTCACCGTAAGCGGTGGCGAGGTAACGGCTACAACAGTTGTTTCAGGGGATGTTTACACCTATGAGCTTCCGAAGGGCGTGGGTAGCATGACTACCACTACAAACGTATCACAAGAGAACGGAACAGTATTTAACCAATCTGACATCGTTGCTCGTTTGCGTAAGTTGTCAACAACAAAGCGTAATGAGTTAAAGCTCCTTGCTCAGAACAGAGTATTCTGCATAGTAAAGGATAACAACGATAATTACTGGTTAGCTGGTAACGAGTACGGATGCGACATCACTGCAATGACTTCTGAGTCAGGTACTGCAATGGGTGACGTTCAAGGCTACAATTTCACTTTGAGTGCGATTGAGGCTGAATCTCCATACTTGGTACAGGCTGCTGTGGCAACGACGTTGGGAATTTAATTTCTTGTTTTCATAGTTTCTAACAGGGGGAGGGCTTCGGCTCTCCTCTTTTTTTTCGCCATTTTGTCAAAAACCTTAATTATATATAGATGCTTACAATTACACAGGAGGAAACGAAGTTTTGGTATTTGACTCTTACAGAGAAAACCACCATTTCTGATCCTACATATTTATTCAGCATTACACACCGGTTGACTAACAACACAACCAATTTCATTTTGACAGACGTGTCAGCATACACAGAGCGATACAACAAGTTTTCTGTAACTGAAGGTTCAACCTTTTCAGTAGATAGCGGAGAGTTTTCTTATCGAGTATATGCACAGACATCACCTACCAACACTAACCCTGACGATGCGGATGAGTTGGTCGAGCAAGGAATGTTAAAAGTGAATCCGATTGCAACATTAAAAACACAATATACACCCACATTAAACGAAAAGATTTATGAGTAGTACATCAACATCCTTTTCAGCAGGATACACAGGCTGTAAGGTTATTTCAAACACAAGTGCCAATACAGGCGTTTTCAGAGGCTTTATTGTCAACGATGATGCAGTTGTATCGGCTATCCTTGACGAAGACGGCTCAAGCCTTATGACGGCTTTGGGATTGTCAGGAGTAACTTTGAGAAGCGGAGTTTACATTCCTGTTGATAGCAGCAAGTACATTTCAAGCATTACACTAACAAGCGGTTCAATCGTAGCGTATAACCGATGATAGGTGTTCGTGTTTGGTCTAATCGCTATCAAGGCGTTCAAGCGGCAATTTTTGAGCGTTATCGTGACCGAGTGATTGCGGATGGTGGAGTAGTGGAAGCATTTACTTGCACTATTTCAAAGTTAAGATTACCCGCTTTAAATGTGGGGCAATTCTTATTTGACAATTACGAGGCGAGAGTAGTTGATGATAGTGGGGTAGTAGAAGCGGAACAATGCACAGTAAACGAATTAAACAAATTAAATAAATGGGTACTTTATTAGATTTAGCCTCTTTGGTGACGATACCAAGCGGCTATAAAGAAGACAAATTATATAGCGTCAAGCCAACGGATGGCTCAGGCGATTTAGATTTCACACGAAGTAACGACACGGCAACGAGGGTTAATAGTGCTGGGCTTATTGAAAAGGTGCGGACTAATTTGTACCCCTATTCTCAATCGTTTGCGGATGCGAGTTGGGTAACAATTGATACAACAAAGGTCTCAACTTCTGCAACTGACCCAAATGGAGGGGCTACTGCAGCAAACGTAACTTGGATTGCTGGAAGCGGTAGGTACTTTTACCAAAATATTGGAATATCGGCAGTAGCAACTATTTCATTTTGGGTAAAATCAAATGGTGGCGGTAATAAGTTTCGTTTTTTCGCAAATGGCGCAACCTCATTTAGTCCAGATTTAACGGCTACTTCTACTTGGACTCGTTATTCTTTTGCCTTTAGTGGAAATGGAAATGTAGGTATTGGGATTGCAAATGCTTCCGATAGTTCGGCCGCTGACATACTGATAGCCTTCGCTCAAGCAGAACTTGGCGACATCGCAACCGACTACATCCCCACAACAACCGCAGCCGTAAGCGTAGGAATGACTGCCAACGTACCAAGATTAGATTACACGGGCGGTGGATGCGGAAAATTGTTGTTAGAACCGCAGAGGACTAACTTGGTTACTTTTAGTGAGCAGTTTGATAATGCGGCTTGGTTAAAAGAAGATATTTTAAGCGTAACGGCAAATGCAATCGTTTCCCCAGATGGATATACAAATGCTGACTTGCTTATTCCAAATACAAATAATATTGACCATACTATTTATCAATCAAGTGCAACGGGTTCGGCTCAAACTTTTAGCGTATTTGCCAAATCGGGTGGTTACAACTTTGTCTTTGTAGGTTCAAACAATGCATTGGCCAGTAATGGTGTTTTCTTTGATTTAACTGATGGTACAATTTCACAAAATACTTCAAGTTTGACGGCTAAAATTGAAGATTACGGCAATGGATGGTATCGTTGCGAAGTTACGTCTACATCTTGGGATTTTCCGTATGCTATCATTTGCACATCGAGCAACGGCACATCTTTTATTCACGCTGGTGACGGAACGAGTGGTGTGTATATCTGGGGTGCACAACTCGAAGCGGGAAGTTACGCCACATCCTACATTCCTACATTAGGAGCAGCAGTTACAAGAGGGGCGGATGATTGTTTTAAAACGGGTATAAGTAGTTTGATAGGGCAGACTGAGGGTGTACTTTATGCGGAGGTAGATTTAAATGTCAAGCCAGAAAGCGGCTCTCCCGTTTCTGGTATTTTGACTACAAACAACAATGTAAGTGACTTGCAAAATTGTATTATTTTAGGAGTTGAAAGAAATGCTGCTGGAACAAATAGAATTTATTGTCTTGTTCAAGTTTCAAACGTAACTCAAGCGGCATTGTTTGGAACAAATATTACAGATGGAAACTACAAAATAGCATTGGCGTACAAGGCAAACGATTTTGCACTTTATGTTAATGGGGTGCAAGTTGCTACCGATACAAGCGGAAGTGTACCAACAACAAGCCAAGTTTTGATAGGCACAAGAAGAAATTCGGACAACTTCACTTTGGCAGATGCAGTATCCCAAGCCCTACTATTCCCAACCCGTTTAACCAACACTCAACTCGCAGAATTAACTACCTTATAATATGCAAAAATTCCGTAAATACGAAATCTCACCCACAACGTGGGCAACGCTCAAGAAAAAAATACAAATTACATCTACCAACCCCGATGGTGAAACCGTGTATTCATACAACACCGACCTTGTAGCGGTTGTGGTTGAACTTGGAAAACTTTGTAAAGAGTGGGGTGAAGATGCCGAAGGCAACCCAACGTGCATTAAACAAGCGACAAAAGAATCAGTCGACATCGTTTGGAACGCAGAGCCGTTGGCAGATTTCACGGCATACGAAATTTGGTGCGAACCCGTTGGGATTAGTTCGATGGGTTACACCTTAGACCAAGAGTACACAAAGGCGTATTGTGAAAAATTCCCCGACTATTGTAAGCCAAAGCCAATTGAAAGTGTCACATAATGCACAATTATTCGGACAAGTTTAGAATTACGACAGAATTTATACCAATAGTATCATATAATGCACAAATTTAAACAATACCTATTATGGCTATTAGCACTACTAAACGAAGCGTCCAAAGGCTAAGAATCGTCGGCAAGAATCTTAAGGATATTTTGCTCTATTCGGATTCCTACCTATTCGAGTTATTCGTGGGTGCATTACACTTCTTTATCTTGCCGTTGGCTATCCTCGAAATTGGGTGGTTGTTAGATGTGCAGATTTTAGGCGTGTTGATTGGTGGCTTTCAGTTGTATAGTGTAGGTATGAAAGATATGCGATGTCGTTACTACGCTTGTTTAGCCGCTTTCATTTTAGCAATGATTACCGTTGTTCATTACGCTTTAGTTGGAATGATGGCGGGTTCACAGTTAGGTTGGGCATTGGTCACCTTGATGGCATTCATTAACTTATACAGAACATTTAACGAAAAACTTAGTCGTGGATAATTACGCATCTATAATAATCGCAATAGTCGGAGTTCTTGGAGGGGCGGGAGCGTGGCAGTATTACGCCAAAAAGTTAGAGTTAAAACATCAAGACAATCGCCACCAAAATAAAGACCAAAACTTATTTCGTGACCAGATACTCAACGAGGTTGACCGATTAAAGCAAGAACTACAAACGGCACAAGCCACCGTTATATCATTAACAGGCGAGGTGTCAACACTAAGGGAAAGGGTTAAGAATCTTGAAAAGGAAAACGAACGACTGAAAAATGTTTGAACGGATATTTAAAAACACAAAGACCACCACACTTGGCATTCTGCTGATAGTAGGGGCGTTGCTACTTGTTGGATTTAACAAGGCAACACTAACTGAGGCAGGGGCGTTTATCGTCGCTGGTGTTGGTTCTATATTTGCAAAAGATAAGAAAGATGGAAAATAACTTCATACGGATAAACTTTGCGGAGAGCAAAATCCCCATTTTCAAGGAAAACAAATCAAAGGGCTTCTTGACATATGGTGCGGATAATGCTTATCCTCAAATGTTGATTGATCTATTTAACAGCTCACCAAAGCACGGAGCAATAGTAACTCAAAAGGCTGACTTTATAGCCGGTGATAAAACCGAGATTATAGCATATAACACAGAGGACATTGCTAAAGCAAACGATGCTCTTGATTCAATTAACGCCTATGAAGACTTTGACACTTTAAAATCAAAGATTGCTCAGGATCTTGAGTTGTTTGATGGCTTCGCTCTTGAGATTATTTGGAACAAAGCCAAAACTAAAATAGCTGAGATTTATCACTTGCCTTTTCAGAATGTCCGTCACTCATTAGATGGGCATTATTTATATGCTGAAGATTGGTCTGCAAGAAAAGTTGAGCCTGAACATTATTACCCTTGGAATCCTAATACGAGAGAATCTAAGCAAGTGTTTTATTTCAAGATGTACAAGGCAGGATGTGGCGAGTACCCAACAGCACCTTATCAGTCAGCTCTTAAATATATAGAGATAGACACAGAGATTGCTAACTTCCATCTTAACTCAATCAAATCAGGCTTTTCAGCTCAAACCTTACTCCAATTGTTTAAAGGCATTCCATCACCTGAGGAAGCTCGTCAGACCATTAGAAGATTTAAAGACAACTTTAGCGGAACAGATAACGCTGGAAGTATTATCATTCAGTTTAACGATCCGAATGAAACTCCTTCAGTAGTTAACAACCTTGCACCTTCAGACTTTGACAAGCAGTTTGACATTCTCAACAACACCGTACAAGAGGAGATTTTGATGAGTCACCGTGTTACTTCTCCGATGCTTTTCGGTATTAAAACAGAGGGGCAACTTGGAGGGCGTAACGAGTTGATTGAAGCGTTTGAGGCGTTTCAAACTTCATATATAGAGCCACGTCAAACTCAGATGGACAGAGCCTTGAGTTCTATCTTCAAATACATCACACCGGTAAAGCTTAAAACTAAGAACAAGCCACCGATTGGACTTGACTACGTTGAACTATTTGAGAAAGGTATCATTGACAGAGATGAGGCAAGGATTGAACTTGGAATGTCAGCAACAACAGCAATGTCTGAACAAGTGAAATGTGAGAGCTGTGATAATCCTTTCGGATGGGATGATGACAAAGATTTAAAAGTATTCGCTGAGTTTGGTGAGGATGCAGACAATTTTGAGTCTGTACCTTTGGAGTTCGGAGATGCTCTACAAGCAATGATTTTGCAGTGGTTGTATAGTAACGAGGGAATCACCTTAGAAACGCTCTCTAACAACATTAAAAAGCCTGTGGAGGAGATAATGAGGGAAGTAGATGATATGGCACAGAGAGGCTTGATTGAATCTGTTGATGATGGCTTTAGAATAACACCTGAGGGAACGACTACTCTTGAAAATTCAAATGTCGGAACAGAGATTGTGACACGTTACACTTACGAGAAAGCACCGGGAATAAGCGGAGGCGATTTGTTGCCTACTTCTCGTGATTTCTGTCAGAGGATGATAAGACTTAACCGAGTTTACACAAGAGAAGAAATAGACCAAATTTCAGTGATACTTGCGAGGGAGTACAACGATCCAGGATATTCAGCTTGGAAAAGACGAGGCGGATGGATGACAATCAAAGGCACAACTACTCACGTTCCTTATTGCAGACACATTTGGCAACCACAACTATTAAGAAGAAGAATCAATGGCTAACTTTGTTTA